AAAACTGCTTATCTTATGAAGTTTCAAGGTTCTATTGATAAGTCAAACGGCGAAACAAAGTTTAGATTTATGGCAAGACCTTTTGGTGGAGTATTCAATGTAAAGGGTCAATTTGGAACTGCTGCTGGTTCTCCAATTACTTATGACTATCCTGTTCCTTTGAAATTTGAGGAAAAGACGGATGTTGAAGTAAGAGCAGTATCTGGTTCTTCTTTAGGTGCTGGTGCTGTTTTCGATTTGATTTTAGTAGATAACTAAATAAAAAGGTAAACCCTCAGCGTTTATCATGAGAGCATATAAAGAGATCAAGCATCTCGCTGAAGAAGCAAAGAAGAAAGAAAAAGAAGAGAAGCGTTTCTGTAAGCTTTGCCAAAAACCAGAAACTAGAGATGAGTGCTCTTACGGAGAGAAAGCATGGGATCGTTTCGCTGTCCCCATCAGATCCGTCAAGCGCGAGGAAACGGAGCTAGAAGAAGGTGCTGCCTGGACCAAAAAATCAGGGCAGAACAAAGAAGGTGGACTTAATGAAAAGGGAAGGAAGTCTTACGAGAGAGCAAATCCTGGATCTGACCTTAAAGCACCAAGCAAGAAGGTTGGAAATCCCCGTAGGGCATCCTTTTGTGCTCGAATGAAGGGCATGAAAAAGAAATTAACTTCTAAGAAAACTGCCAACGACAAAGACAGTCGTATTAACAAATCCTTACGAGCGTGGAATTGCTGAGATACCTAGATATAATTAGTATTGAGAGTCTTTACCATGATGAAATTCCAGTCAGATGACATTACAAGATTAATCCGTGCTTGTCGTATGTATCAGGACGAAACAGGTTCTGAATACATGTGGGAGCAGTATGAAAAACTTATTGAAAAATTAGAATATTACGAAGAAGAAAATAACGTAGGGTAGTGTTAGGAAGTCAAAACAAATTTACCTACAATAGGCTACAACTATTACCTAAGAAAAAAGAAACACCTAGATAAAGTAGCTACTATAAGTTTTATGAAGTTCTTTTTTGCGCTTCTAGCTACACTTTTTCTTGCTACACCTGCTTGGGCTGTAGATGTACAAATGGGATCTAATGGCAATCTTGTGTTTGATCCTGCAGAAGTTACTATCTCTGCTGGTGAGTCAGTGCATTTTGTCAATAATATGCTCCCTCCTCATAACGTTGTCGTTGAGGATCATCCAGAGTTAAGTCACGAAGCACTGGCAATGATGCCTGGTGAAGAGTTCGATGTTGCATTTTCCGAGGCAGGTGACTACACTTATTGGTGCGGTCCCCACAAGGGTGCTGGCATGATTGGTACAGTACATGTAGAATAATGAAAAAATTCAACACTGTTGTTTTAGACATCACTGTTGCTATATTGGACTTCCTTTATAAAGGAAGAGACTATCCACGTTTTTGGGTGCTTGAGGAAATCGCTCGGGCACCCTATTTTGCTTTCTTAAGTGTATTACATTTCAGAGAAAGCATGGGATTACGTGGTCCAGAACATCTTTATTTGATGAAAGAGCACTTTGATCAATCACTAAATGAAACAGAACATCTGGAATATATGGAAAGCAGGGGCGGTAACACTTATTTTGTGGATCGCTTTGTCGCCAAACACCTCGTCCTTATCTATTATTGGATCAACGTGGTTTATTATTGGGTGGCTCCTAAGTCTGCATACCATTTGTCTTATGAAGTAGAGATACACGCTGCTACTACATACGCTAAGTATTTGGCAGATGCAGGACATGATGAGAAGATCCTTCAGATCTTAAATGACGAACTTAAACACGCTCACGAATTAGAGTTAGCAATGGAGACTATTAAATGAAAGTAGGAATGATAGGACTAGGACGGATGGGCGAAGGAATGTCCCGCCGTCTTATTGCAGCAGGACACGAAGTACATGGGTATCGCAACAACTATGAAAAAGCTAATGAACAATTTGAAAAGGGTTATATCAGTGGATGTACCACTTCTGTGGAAAGCCTTGTTCAAGTAGTTAAAACTAAAAAGAATGGAGGCACTACCCCAGGCGTCTTCATGATGGTTGTACCAGCAGAAACAGTAGAGGAGACAATCAATGAGTTACTACGATATTGTAGTGAAGGCGATATTATTATTGATCATGGCAATAGCAATTTTAAGGACAGTCGGAAAAGAGCAGAGCGACTTGCAAAACTTGGCATCGCGTATATTGACTGTGGCACTAGTGGTGGTGTTTATGGTTTGGACCGTGGATACTGTCTTATGGTTGGTGGCGGAGATACTGCGGTCGCCACTTGTGCGCCCATTTTTAATGCACTCTCCCCAGGAATTGCTGCCGCCGAACGTACACAACCTAATGACTATGTTAGGCAGTCTGAACTAGGTTGGTTGCACTGTGGTGGTCCTGGAGCAGGACACTTTGTCAAAATGGTCCATAACGGAGTTGAATACGGTATAATGCAAGCATATGCCGAAGGGTTTAACATTCTACATGAAGCAAATGCTGGTGCCAAGTATGTCAAAGCAGGAGACGCAGAGGTCGCCCCAATGGACAACCCTGCCGATTATCAGTATGACATTAACGTTGCTGAGGTGGCTGAGTTGTGGCGTCGCGGTAGCGTGGTTGGGTCTTGGTTACTTGACCTTAGTGCTATTGTTCTACGGCGCGATCGAGAGCTTAGCGACTTCGATGGTGGAGTATCAGACAGTGGTGAGGGTCGTTGGACGGTTCACGCTGCTGTGGATCTTGGCGTACCCGCTCCTGTCCTCAGCACTGCGCTGTATGAGCGTTTTAACTCACGCCGTCTTGGCGCTTTCGCGTCCAAGGTTCTAAACGGTATGCGGTATATGTTTGGTGGTCATGACGTTCGCTGATGTCTTACTTTGGGGAGCACTACCGTTTGTATGTGCCACCATCTATTTCGGGATACGAAAAGGTGAAAATAACTACTACGAAACAGACAAATACGATGGCAACGGAACAGCTCACTAAAGGGATTGTAATCTTTGGTGCAACGGGAGACCTTTGCAAGAAGAAATTAATTCCTGCACTTTACAAACTCTGGCAGAAAAATCTTCTGCCAGACAACTTTTTAATTACTGGTTGTGCTAGGAGAAATCCTGGAGCACAAGCGTGGAAGGATTCTTTGGGTGAATATCCAGCAGAGTTTTTACATCAACTAGACTACGTTTCAGCGGATCTCGACAATGTTGATACTCTTTCTCATCTTCCTGATTACCTACACGACAATACGTATTTTCTGTCCGTACCTCCAGAAAGGTACGCTAACGCAATTGTCAATCTTAAAGAGGCGGGTAAGCTCGATGACCCCGATAGGTCCCGCGTGGTTATCGAGAAACCCTTTGGCTACGATTATAAATCTGCTGATCGTCTATCAACTGTGGTTGCTAGACATCTACGCGAGAAACAAGTATATCGCATTGACCATTATCTTGGTAAAGATACTGTCAATAACATTCTTGCTACTCGCTTCAGCAATATTCTTTTGGAACCACTTTGGAATCGTCAGTACGTAGAAGAGGTTCAGATCTTTGCTTCTGAAACTATTGGTTGCGAAGGTCGCTCACAATACTACGAAACTGCTGGAGCAGTTCGTGACATGCTACAGAACCACATTCTTCAGGTGCTAGCACTTGTAGCAATGGAACCACCCAGTAAGATGAATGCCAGGGAAATCAGACGTGAGAAGACAAAAGTACTCGCAGCTACTAGAATGTCTGAGAACATTATTCTCGGACAATACCATGGCTACCGTGATGAAGAGGGCGTTGATCCTAACAGTGGTACTCCTACCTATTTCGCTGGTACTTTATTCGTTGATAACTGGCGTTGGGAAGGAGTTCCTTTTAACGTAATGACAGGAAAGAAACTACCATACCAATGTGTAGAAGTGGTCATTAAACTCAAAGCACCACCACTCAAATTATATGAGGGTGAGACTAACGACCGCATTGTCATGCGTCTTCAACCCAACCCCCACCTTGATATCCGTATGGATATTAAGTCTCCTGGTCTGAATGACGATCTAGAGGAAGCAACTTTAACACATGCATATCCACAAGACAGAGCAATAGATGGTTACGAAAAACTTCTTTATGATGCTATCAATGGCGACCAGTCACACTTCGTCCATGCTGAGGAGGTTATGGAATCCTGGAGAATCGTTGATGACATTCTCTGTACTGGTGACTCTTGTCCCATTCGTACTGTTCCTTATATCTACACTGGTGGATGGGGACCACACCACAAAATAGATCGTATTACTGATTGGGATTTTCCAGCATGAGAGACAAAATAGTATTTGCACTTCCATTCTTTCAGATTATTATTGCACTGATAACTTTGTCTAGATTACCAGAACCACCACCACAATATTTCTGCACTCAACCAGATCCATATACTGCACTAATCATTTGTAATCCACGATGATACACCACGTTCAACTGTTCGTTAGACATGTAATGCAAACCCCATGGTGTCTAGGAGTCATGGGGTTCTTGCTTGTATTTGTTCCTATCTTAGGTATGTGGGCGGTCCATAAATATGGATGGGAACACTGGGAACCCTTTAGTAGACATAAATAATGTGTTATTTCTACGGTGATCGCTACCTTGTATGCCAAGAGAATGGAATACTTCTTTTAGGGAACCCTGGAACCCTGTGATAAAGAAGTGCTTGGATGGTGTAGATCTCCATACCAAGTTGTATCTTGAAAGTCAAGATACCTTTCATCTGAACCAGGCAGATTTGTTAAGGTTATATGTTTCAAGACTAAAAGATTGGATACATACTACAGAACCAGAAGGATTTCATAGGAATGAACTTACTTCTACGTCCATTGAATGATATTAATGACCCCGTTTGGAGCGTGATCTTTTCGATCATTCTACTCCTAGCGGGGGTTTTTTATGTTGTGGCATATATACTTGGTATTGACGAGAGAGAATCTCATGGGCAAGATGACACCCCCAAGTCGTAAGAGTTGTTACAACTTTCGCGTGGTATCCATAGATAAAGTGTTGGACGGAGATACCATCGATGTCACAATTGATCTCGGTTTTGACCTTTATAAAAAAGAGAGAGTTAGAATTGCTGGTGTGGACACGCCAGAGAAACGCACTAAAGATCTCGAAGAAAAAGCATTAGGTATCGACGCAACCAACTGGATGAAAGATAAGTTGGAGGGTGCTATCAGTGGAGATGACGAACTCACTATTAGGACTGAACTGGTTGGTGGTATGGGTAAGTACGGTCGCCTTCTTGGTTGGTTATATATTGGAGACGCAGAAGTATCACTGAACGAGCAAATGATTACCGAAGGATATGCTTGGGAATATGATGGTGGTACTAAGAAAAAAAACTTTGAGGAGTTAAGGGAGATTAGAAGAGAACATGGAACCCTCACCTGATCCTAGAGATTTTGACTTTGAGTGGTGCCTGAGCATTGAGGATGTTCGGGCACTTTATAATATCATATGTTACAGTATCGAAACATGGCCTGGTTCTCCTAGGCGTCCTCCAGAGGAACAAGAATACCTAAAACACGTCAAGAACCAACTGTTTGCAATGCTTGCGGACTACTCCTTTACAGAACTTGATACAGACAGATAAAATCTTAATATTTATTTACACTATTTTTTCCTAGATACAGTATAATCATATTGTAGCTGAGTGTAACAAATATGCTGGGTCTTTACCTCATAGTCGCAGTCGTAATTCTATGTGTAGCATATGCTGGTGTAGAAGAGACGATGCGATTATTTGTGTATCTAGACCTTCAGTTGCAATTTGCTTGGATTAGGTTTAGGATGATGTTGATGCGTAGGAAACTTAAGCAACAACTTATTAAAGACCTACCCGAATACAACAAATTAATAAAGGAGCATACCAAAGATGACCGATGACAGGGAACTGTCCGACCTAAAATTAGATAGGAAGGAATGTCCAAAGTGTGGTGCCTTGTGGTTGAATGGGCAACACTACTGGTCTGGTACTGGAGTAAAAGGTAATGAACTAGACTTAGCAGGTTTGGTTTGTAATAATCTTGCCGACAATCAGTGTATTAATCCTGTTAGAGGTCAGGATGGTGGCGACACCTGGGAAAAAAGAATGGAAGATTTGGAAAAATTTGGAGAAGAAAAACAAGGTAGATGGTGGGACAAATAAATATTAGTGGTGAACTAGGATTTTTTAGTGGCAACTAGTAATGATGTATATTTGGGCAACCCGAACCTGAAGAAGGCGGGAACCCCAATCCAATTTACAAAGAAGCAAATTGATGAATGGATCAAATGTAAGAATGATCCTATTTACTTTGCGATGAATTATATCCAGATTATTTCTCTTGACGAAGGTCTTGTACCTTTCAAGATGTATGATTTTCAGAAAGAAATTCTACGAGACTTCCATGAAAACCGATTCAACATTGCAAAACTTCCTAGACAGACTGGCAAGTCGACCACCGTTGTTGCCTATCTTCTTTATTACGCTATCTTCTACGATAGTGTTAATATTGGTATTCTTGCAAACAAGGCATCTACCGCCAGGGAACTTCTAGGAAGATTACAACTTGCTTACGAAAACTTGCCCAAGTGGATGCAGCATGGTATCTTGGTCTGGAACAAAGGTAATGTGGAGTTAGAAAATGGCAGTAAGATATTGGCAGCTTCTACGTCTGCGAGTGCTGTCCGAGGCATGTCGTTTAACATTCTCTTCCTCGACGAATTCGCCTTCGTTCCAAACC